CTCAATCTTTCGTGATGGCAGAATTCAGGTAGGGGGGGGGTAGTGGTTTAGGGAAATAAATTCAAATATAGGTAGTTAATTATGGCAAGACGAGCGGAAAGCCCGCAGTCAAAAGTGCTGCAGGGAAAGTTTAGATCAGATCGTGATTCTCACGGCCCAGCTGTACCTACTGGATTGCCCGCCTGCCCTTCCTGGTTACCAAGGTCCGCGAAAAAACACTGGCGTGAGGTCGGTGAAATACTGTCCGAAAACGGATTAATTTCATTAGTTGACGGACCTGCATTCGCTCTTTTTTGTGATAGCTATGGGCGGTTTGAGGAAGTTTCTAAGAAACTGAAAAAGCTAGATGATCTGGTGGATCTAACACCTCAGAATTATATGGTCCAAAGCACGCTATTTACTATTAGAAATAAGCTGTGGGATCAGGCAATGAAAGCATCCCAAGAGTTTGGGTTTACGCCTGCAGCACGAAGCAAAATAAAAGCTCCTTCGCAGCAGCAGCTGCCATTCAGTGGGGGCGATGGCTGGAGTGGTGTCTGAGCGCGATTACACTTTAATAGCCGCACAGTATTGTGAGGGTGTTTTAAATGGTGAAATTCCTGCCTGTGAATATGTATGGCAGGCATGTGATCGGCAGGTAAAAGATTTAGCTAAAGCGGATATTGGTCAGTTCGATTGGCAGTGGAACCCTGAGCAGATTGATGTCGAGGGTATTAGCTATTATCCGGCAGAGCGAATCTGCAAGTTTATTGAGTTGCTGCCCCACATTAAAGGCGAATGGGCTGGATCTCCGATAAAGCTGGAGCCGTGGCAAATATTTATTTTGTCCACAGTTTTTGGTTGGGTCGATAAAAACGGCAACCGACGATTTAGCACTGTCTACACCGAGATCCCGCGTAAAAACGCTAAGTCGACAATCACTAGCGGGGTGGGCTTATACCTTTTAGCTGCTGATAATGAGCCTGGGGCAGAAGTTTACAGCGCGGCAACTACTCGCGACCAAGCAAAGATCGTCTGGGAAGATGCCAAGCGCATGGCCAATCGTAGCGCTGGACTGCAGCGCCGCTTCGGTGTTAAGACTGGCGCGCATGCAGTATTTTGTGAGCATACGGCGAGCACGTTTAAGGCGCTGAGTCGTGATCAGGGTGGCAATCTTGATGGGTTGAATGTTCATGGCGGCTTGATTGATGAGCTGCATGCCCACAAAACCCGCGATGTATTTGATGTAATCGAAACAGCCACAGGCGCGCGCCGTCAACCGCTGCTGTGGAATATCACCACGGCAGGCTTTAATCGTGCAGGTATCTGCTATGAGCAGCGTTCATATGTGATAAAAATATTGAACCGCAGCGCTGTTGATGAGAGCTACTTCGGCATTATCTACACGATCGACAAAGAAGATGACTGGACCTCTGAAGAGTCCTGGGTCAAAGCCAACCCCAACTGGGGGATATCAGTCAATCCAGATGATATCCGGCGCAAGGCGCGCAAAGCCATGGAGATGCAGAGCGCGACCAACAACTTTCTCACCAAGCACCTCAATGTCTGGGTCAATGCCGCCACGGCATGGATGGACATGCTTGCCTGGGAAAGACAGGGCGAAAGCAGGCTTGCGCTCGAAGAATTTATTAATGATGACTGTCATATATCGGTTGACCTATCAACCAAGATAGATATTGCCTGCTGGAATATTACCTTCAGGCGCAAAGAGAATGGCGTCGATCATTATTACGGCTTTACCTTTAACTATTTGCCTGAAGATGCAGCCCACGATGGGCGTAACAGCCAATACAGCGGCTGGGAACGCACCGGTAAGCTGATAGTTACCCCTGGCAATGTCACCGATATAGCGCGTATTGAGGCCGATATCCTTGAGACGTTTAAGCGTTTTAGGGTTATGTCGGTCGCCTATGATGAATGGCAGGCTCAGTACTTGGCTAATCGGCTGTTAGATGAATGTGTGCCGATGGTCAATTACCGGCACACCGTTGCCAATATGTCCGAACCCATGAAAGAGTGGGAGGCGCTTGTATTACAGGGTAGATATCACCACAACGGCTGTCCGGTCATGACCTGGATGGTGTCGAACGTGGTTGCGCATCTCGATGCCAAAGACAATATCTACCCGCGCAAGGAATTTCCTGAAAACAAAATCGATGGCCCTGTTTGTCAAATTATGTCAATAGGCCGCTGGATTGCTGAGCCTGAAACCCAAACACCAACAGTAGAGTTTTTATGAAAAAAATCTTGATAGATGTGGTCGCATTGCTCGGCGTGATAGCTGTGTCTTGCGGTGTATTCATTAATTATGGGTTGGGTTGGGCGCTCATTATTGGCGGTAGCCTAGTGATTTGCATGGCTCTGCAGGCAGCGAAGGTGCTAAATAATGTTTCTGACGTCTAGTAATTCCAAGCCTGGTGATGAAAAGGCGCGCAGCTTTGATGAAATTATTGCCCTGCTTGATGGCGCAGGTTCCAGGTCAGTGGCTGGTGCTCTGGTTAATAGCAATACATCCATGCGTCAAGCCACCGTCTGGGCCTGTGTCCGGATACTCTCTGAAATTACCGCCCAGCTACCTATAAATGTTCAGGTTAAGCAAAACAACCAGTGGGTAACTGCTGAGTCGCATGACGCGCTGGAGATTATTGCCCAGCCCAATGACTGGATGACACAGCATGATTTTGTGAGCCATTTGATGCTGTGGTCTGAGTTGGTCGGTGATGGTTATTACTTCAAAAGCAAGAACACGCGCGGGAAAATAATTCGCATGCTGCCCATTAGGGGTGACGACTGTATGCCAGATATGGAGCCAAACTGGCAATTGAAATATGAGTTGTCCGGAGAGGATGGGCTAAGTGGAACCTATGGGCCGCAGGATATATTCCATCTGCGTAACTTCTCAAACAATGGCTACAAAGGGTTAAGCACCATAGGCAATATGCGAGAAGGTGTTGGCTTGGCTTTAAAACTTGAAGAGCATGGTGCCAAGCAATTTAGTGCTGGTTTAATAAGTTCGCACTGGATAGAAGCCCCATCAGGAATGGGTGAAACCGATAAAACTGCCGTTAAGCAAGCGCTTAAATCCTACGAAGGCGGCGAGAATTCAGGTAAAACCATGCTTCTCAGCGGTGGAATGAAGCTGCATGAGATGGGCGGTATGACTGCAGCTGATGCACAGTATCTGGAATCACGTCGATTTCAGAAACAAGACATTGCCTCCATCTTTGGTGTGCCGCTATTCCTGCTGAATGACACAGAAAAAAGCACAACCTGGGGTACGGGTCTGGAACAATTATCCAGATCATTTGTAAGGTTTTCCTTAAACCCCCGCTTAAACAGGCTGGCTCAAACGTTTAATCGTGAATTTATCACCGGTAAGGATCGCATGCGAACGCGCTTTGTATTTGATACCGACGGCTTCACCCTGGGTGAGTTTAAAGAGCGAATGGATGGCTATCGCTCGGCTATTGAGTCTGGCGTATTAAACCCCAATGAGTGTCGTGAAATTGAAAGCCGCAACTCACGGGATGGCGGCGATGAATTCAGAATTCCGATGAACACAACCCAAGAGGGCAACCAAGAGGGCACCCAAGATGAAGATTAAACACCTAACCCGACCATTTAAGATTAAAGCCGTAGAAGATGACGGCACCTTTGAGGGTTACGGGTCAGTATTCAATGTTATTGATAGCTATCGGGACATTGTGTTACCTGGTGCATTTACAGATAGCTTGAAAGATCATGAAGAAAAGGATACTCAGCCCGCGCTGCTGTGGCAGCACGATTCAGGTAAGCCCATGGGTGTCTGGGATGAGATTGCTGAAGACGATCATGGGTTGATAATGAAAGGCCGTCTTGCGCTGGGCACCCAGCTTGGCAAAGAGGCTCATGAGGTAATGAAAATGGGGGCCGTTAAAGGGCTTTCCATCGGCTACCGCGTGCCCAAAGGCGGCGAAGAATACGATGAAGCGCACAATGTCTGGAATCTAAAAGAGATCGATTTATGGGAAACCTCTGTGGTGACGTTTCCCGCCAACCCATCTGCGCAGATAACCGATGTGAGAGCAGCGCTGCAGGATGGGATATACCCCGATGTAAGGGACTTTGAGGCTTTTCTCACGCGTGACGCTGGGTTTAGCCGTAGTCAGGCCCGAACCATCCTCAATGAAGGCTACAAATCACTAGTCAAGCAAGACGCTGGCGACGACTTAGCAGCCGTTAATCAAAAACTTGATCAATTACTAGAGAGATAATTGCTATGTCTAAAGAAGCGGAAATTTTACAAAAGCTCGGCGAGCTTGACACGCAGTGGAAGGACGCCGACAAAAAGCGCGATGAAGAGGTCGCCAAAACTGGGCAGGCTCTGTCCGATACCAAAGCTAAGTTAGAGGCTATCGAGAAAGAGACTGGAAAAATGGAAGATGCACTGAAGCGTCTTGATGATATCGAGTCCAAGATGGACACGCCGATTCGTGAGCAGGAAGGCATCACCAAATCCGAGCGCGAACACCTCAAAGCATTTGATGCCTGGGTGCGGGATCCGCGCAGTGGTGAGAAAGCCGCTCAACTGCAATTGGCAGCAAAGGCGGTGCAGACTACCACTGATGCAGCTGGTGGCCATGCAGTGCCAGAGGTGATTTCTCGCCGTATCCAAGAGAAATTGCAAGATATCTCAATGATGCGTGGTTTGGTTCGCGTTGAAACCATTGGTACCACTGACTACAAAGAGCTTATTGACCTTAATGGTGAAGAAGCAAGCTGGGTGGGTGAGACTGGAACGCGTAACGAGAGTGCCACGCCGCAACTTGAGCAGGTAGCGCCGACCATGGGTATGCTGTATGCCTACCCGAAAGCCACTGAAGAGTCGCTGGACGATATGTTCTTTAATGTCGAAGATTGGCTGGTACGCAAAACCGCGATTGCCTTTGCAAAGGCAGAAGGTCTGGGCTTTATCTCTGGCAATGGTACCAACAAAATGACTGGCTTTTTGGCTGGCACGCCTGAGTCAACCGATGATGAAGCGCTGGTTGGTTCGCCGCTTGCGGGACGTACCTTTGGTGAATTGCAATACTTGGCAACAGGTGCTGCTGCAGGCTTCTCTAATGGTCCGCTCGACTCACCTGCAGGGTTTAACCAAGCCGATGTGCTGCTTGATGCTGAATATGCATTGAAGCCTGGTTATCGCCAAAATGCGCAATGGTTGATGAACAAAAACACCCTCAAGGCGGTGCGAAAGTTCAAGGACGCAGACGGCAATTACCTGTGGAGCCGCAGCCTAGTCGCTGGGCAGCCTAGCACGCTCAATGGTTACTCTGTGATTGAGATGGAAGACATGCCGTCTCTGGGCGCAAATGCATTCCCGATCGCCTTTGGTGACTTTATGGAAGGCTATTTAGCGGTTGATCGCGTGGGCTTGCGAATGACAGTCGACAATATCACCACGCCTGGGTATGTGAAGTATTACATTCGGCGTCGACAGGGCGGCATCATCTATAACGATGACGCCATTAAAGTCATTAAGTGCGCAACCTCATAATCTGAGTCTTGCCGCGTAACATGGAAAAGCGGGGGCAACCCCGCTTTTTTTAATTATGAAAGTCACAGTAATCAAAGAATTTCCTGGTTGTATCGATGGTGATCGCCAAACTCGCACAATAAAAGTCGGCGAGGTTATCAGTGGTGATTTAGCAAAAGTCGCATTGGATGCAGGGTGGGCTGAAACCGGAAAAAAGCCACAGACCAATCCAGAACGGCCAGAAGCGGGCAAACAGAACGAGCCACCAGAAAACAAGGCTCACGAGAAGGCTCCATTTTGGGGAAAATTAAAGGATTCGGCAAAAGGAAAGAAAGAATCTGGTGCTGCATCGCCTCCGGACCCAGCTTAACCCAATCCGATTGCGACTACATACGCAGTCTAAAAATCAAAACAATCGTCGTTAATGACGGCTACAGAATTGCACCATGGGCAGATATTTTATATGCCTGTGACGCTGACTGGTGGGATACCCACTATCAGGCAGCGGTAAAAGCCTTTAAGGGCAAGAAATACACAAAAACCGACAAAAACCCTGCCTTAAATGCTGCAAAAGACTACAAATTGCAGCGTATTAAGGGTGAAAATGCCGATGGGTTGGGCGAAAAATCCCTGCACTACGGTAAAAACTCCGGTTATCAGGCTATTAATCTGGCTTATATTCTCGGTGCCACCAAGATTATTTTGCTGGGTTATGACATGGGCGTTACCCACCAGACCCATTGGTTTGGCGATCACCCCAAATCACTGCAAAAAAACAGCCCTTTTTCTGACTTTATTAGTGCGTTTAATCGCATGAAACCAGAAAACTACGGCCTAGAAATCATCAACTGCACACGCCAGACAGCACTAACCTGCTTCCCGCGTGTCGCACTGGAGAACGTATTTTGAGCAATCCCCAGCAGCAAGAAATAGAAAAATACAAGCAGGTATACCAGCACGAAAACTACCGCATGGGCGATGCACGCAGGCTCTATGCCGAACAGAATGTCCGCAGCGCCATCGACTGCTGCGACACCTATTTGGATGTTGGCTGTGGCCGTGGAGAAATGGTCAGATTTGCCGAAAGTCTCGGCTATCACGCCATAGGGCTAGAGGCAGTGGACTACCTCACCAGCAAGGACAAGGTTTTTGAGGGTCTCGCCTGGGATATGCCCTTTAAAGACAACAGTTTTGATCTCGTAACCATGTTCGACGTAATCGAGCATCTGCTGCCAGAAGATACCGAGCGCACGCTTGCAGAGCTGCGCCGCGTAGCTGGCAAACAGTTATTTATCACCGCCGCCAACTACAGCAGCAAATCGCTGGGTGTCGAGCTGCACGTCAATCGCCGATCCTATGAAGAGTGGGACAAAATACTGCGCAAAGCATTTGAGGGTGACCATGTTGAATGGTTGCCGCGCAAGCACGGAATAAATAGCGAAACGTGGC